TACAAAGTCAAAGAAGCCAGAAATAAGCTCAGGAGTAATACGTACAAAATTCTTCTCATTTAAACTATTACCAGCTATCTTAAACTGCCTTTCCATATCATACAGTTGTTGTGTCGATGTAACTAAGTTACGGCTCAAAGATTGAAAGCCTGTAACAGAAAAATACTCGGCAGTAGTTTTTAGTCTATTCACACCGAAGGTGCTTGACGTTCTGACTTCAGTTGCCGTCTTACGACCACTACCACCGAGTGCCCCCATAAGGGAATCATTAAGACCAAATATCATCTGCATAAAGTTCTTAACATTATTCATATCGTTAAGATGTCCTCTAGTCACATCATTCATATTTAACTGATGGATAGATAATTTAGGGTCAGTACCATATGCCTGAGCCTTCAGACGCAATATACGCCCAGGTCCAGGTCTTTTAAAGTCAGCCATATTTATACGCGAAGGATCAACAACTAGCTCGTTATTAATCGTCTTACGAACATTATAAATATGACTATTAAACATCCACGTCAAGACATTATTCAACGGCTTGATGATTTCATTCATGCCACGCGCGTGTACATGATGTCCATTAATTTCATACTCAAGAACATGGAAAGGGAAACGATTGTGAAACATACCATAAGGGCGAGCGCCAATGAGCAACACATCATTCGCCAGAGTGAACACCCACATTTCAGGATACTTGCTGTCCCCAAGCCCCCAGTCTTTTGGTATAACTTTAACGTACATCTCAAGAATTTCGACATAATCTGTATTCCTGTCGCTTCTACCAGCAAGCGATGTATTAAGCGTTACTTCTGGGATATCATGTTCTTCATCAACAACTGTACGTTCACGATTGAACCCAGACTTTTGATTACTATTTCTTTTTAAATGCTTTTTAAGTTCTTCGACATTGAAGTACTCACCATTAGCTTCTCGTTCTTGTATCTCATGAAAACCTAATTCAGTAAGTCTACCACAAAACTCACCGCGTTGACAATCTCTAATAGGAATCCGAGGGTCAGGGAAAAAATCAAAACTCCGTACATTAAACGTCTTGTTACCAACATACCCAGGAACCTCAGCTGTCTCTGTCACTCTTTCAGTCTTTCCAGGAATCTCCATACCCAAAAAACTCTTGGCAGGTTTATCCACGATTCTTTTAACACGATGAGTCTCTTCACACCAATACTCACCGATAACACCTAACCCAAGATCAAGAGAATCGCTAATCCAAGTGTACATATTAGGAACCATCTCCCCAACCTGCACTTGATAATCGATCAATGCTTCCATACCTAATACTTGATCTTGTCCTTCACCATGCCGTCCTGTATACTGAAATATAGGATTCCTTCCCAGAAACACACTCGTTAAATACATAACAGATGTTTGTTGCATTGCCCATGTAAAAGGTACTTGCACCTCTAAGTCATTATCAGGGCGACTTCTGTTTTTGATTGCAACGGCAGCAGCATCAGGAAAAGCAAACCTTTCTCGGATAATCTTTCTCCAAGTCGGCCAGCGTTTCACCATCTCGTTATACGACATTTGATAACGCTCTCGGATCTTATCACGAATCTCATCATGAAGTTTAGACCCTTTTGGCATTTCTTTGTTTAGTGATGCAACCATCGATACTTACCTTCTTCTAAAGTAACAAAATAACATAAACACAACGACACTTCAAGAACTATTTCCTATATCTAAGGACTATGTTCAATGTGGTCTAGGCTCAATAAATCCTCAACTTCTTCCCATTCACCCTCAATATAATCATCTAAAGCAGCCGGTTGGATCATACTTAGCGCAATAGCGAACGCATCCAAAATATCATCATGACTCACATCAGGGTATTCAGCATACTGATCCATGAAGGCGGTATGCTTCCTTTTGTTAACATATACCGCTCCAGCACTAGCCCAATCAGTTACTTCTTGCCTGATTCGAATGCTTTTCTTGCGTCTATCCTCAACTGGCGTAATCGCAAAATAATACCTCTTACGTTGCTGCGCTGTCTCGATAAGATTTTTAATGACTCGTTGGAAGAGAACAGTTTCAAGTCCTGTTCGGAGAGGTTTATATCTTTGGTGGAACTCGAAGATCTTTTCCACAAACTCATTTGGATTAGGGCTTTTCGTCTTATAGTAGTCCAACAAGTAAACGTTCTTACCACGTACAAGAATAGCACAAATAACAGCATCATCGAGGCGGTGGCCACTACCAAGTTCTTGAGATTCTTTAGGAGGTGGTGTCGGATCGATACCAAGATACGTGTAACCTCCTTCTGGTCTATTTTCATAATTATTCAACCACTGCATACTGAAGAAGGCTAACTCATCCGCTGTCACCTTAACTTCCATTTCTCTATACCACACAGACATTTGATTCCTTTGTCTATACGATTCCTTATCTTTTAATATCTCTTCTGTTGTCCATCGTTCTGGCCAGTTAGATTCATTAGCTTCATTCAAAATAGACACTGACATACTTGCCCAAGCATCATCCTTCATCGCTTCTTCGATGGCGTCTTCTCTTTGCAAGGGTGTTTGGAGCATACAGGCGGTGGCGGTTGGGCATTCGGAAGTAGGTGCGAGACTTCTAAGGATAGCCCCATATAAAGTTTCTTTAACCTTCTTCCGCATTTCAGGTGTTCTCGCATTTTCATCATCATGTATATCATCCAATAGTATGAAATCTGGCCGTCTATCATCGATATTCAGCCCCCTTGTTTGTCCAAATATACCACTACCGACTACATTAATAGTACAATCTAAGACAGTACTATATATTTCAATCTCCCCGTCTGTCCATTTAGCTCCTGGCTTTAAACCAAAAGTATCCCTATATAAAGCATTATGGAGTACAGCAGTTCTTAACCACCGAAGGGTTTTAACAGAATGATCTGCTGTCTCCGATACCACTAGAATCGTATGAGATATACCATAAGCGATACGCTTACCAAGTATGACCCTTAGGAGAGTAGTCTTTGCCCCACCCCTAAATATCTTAACAGCAGCTAATCTATTATCGTTATCTTCTACTAAATCGACTATATCATAATGAAACTGAGGTGAAGCTTGTCGACATGCATTAGGAAAGAAATATTGACCAAAAAAGATCGTATCACTTGCACCTAATTGCACAGCTTCATCTACAGATATCTGTAAATCATTCATAGACTATACCTTATTATAAATATGAACACCAATAATACTACTCGGTGCATCCTCTACCTTTTCCCTTAAGATATGTTTAACCGGCCATTGTACTTCGGGATCATACCATCGCACAATTTCAATACAACAGATCTCCCATAAAGAATAAGGAAACATCTCTCTTAAGACAGGTAAATAAAGCTTCTGTAATTGCCAATACGCTTCCTGACAATGCCTAAGCTTTATCTCCACAAGAATGATGCGTCCCCGTTCCAAATCAAAAAGAAGTCCATCTGGTTGACAGATGCGTTGATTAGGGTCATAAAACTGTATCCAAGGACCAGGGATATAACAGTCCCCATACTTAGCAATAAGATATTTTTGTACCCTTGCTTCATATCGTAACCCCTCTGCTCGTATACCCCTGCCCCTCGGTTTACCTTTAGCAAACGAGGGAGGGGTACAAAACCTTGCACCTTTAGGACTTTTGGCCAGCTTCAATCGCTTTGGGGGCTTGTGAACTGGATTCGCTACTGTCTGCATTACCATTGATAATTCTCGCTCTAGCTGTTTCTAAAGTAGATGCAGCCACCGCTGGAGTCTGCACAGTTTGGTTATTCTGGATATTAACAGTAGGAGCTTTATTCCCACCACTAAGATACCCAGAAGCCTTTAACGCCAATTCCGTTACCTGTTTGACTTCATTAAAGCTCGGTCCATCGAGTTCATCAAAGTCATCATCATCTACAGATAACGCAATATGGTCAAATAGTTGATCCAATCCTTCATGAGCAATTTTATCAATCTTAGCAGTTAGAGCACGATTATCTTGGTTCTCGAATATAGCACGCCTTTTATCAAACTCAGCTTGAAATAAATCACTATGTACAATAGTCGATACCCAAGCATTCGTATACCCAACAGCAGTCGCTACATCTTGCAGACGCATTTCTGGGTTACGCACCATAAAATCTAAGACACGTTTATGTCTGTGTGAAAGTCTCTTCACAGGTTCTCTTTTTGCGGGAGTTAACCCTTGCTCAGTCACGATACACCTCCTAATTATCTATAACTTAATTATAGTATATATAAGGGATACTTCAAGAAGTATTATCTCTATCTGCTTTACTTACCCTCGCCGTAGACGGCCATTTTACATACGGGTCTCACTTTGTAAAGTAGCCGCTACGCTTCGCTTCGCTAGACTACTTGACAAGTTCGTCCTCGCATGTATAAGGCCGATGCCGCCGGAGGGAAGTAAAGGCGCGATCGTTTGGTCGGTTTTTGTAGTTGGGTTGGATAGACCGCAGCGGGGCTGGTTTCAGTCGATGACTCCCGTACGTTGGCGGCAGGACGTAAATACCTTAGTTGACGCTCGTACGTTTAACCTCGCCACCTAGGGACACTAAAAAAGAATGTCGACCTACTTTGCGTAAACTCGGTATTAATGTTTACGTAAAGAATACTCAGATTTTGTTGCATAATTAGATTGCGTCTTATGATTGAGGCGGGACGTGGGTAGGTGGGGGATGGGTAGGTGCATACACGTGCGTATGTAAAGCAATGCATACATTCAGGATTGTATACACCTGTACCACGTGGCCTATAGGGTGGCACAAATGGTCACATGCGTTGTCACATAGTGACGCTTATTGTCACCCATATATTATTAAGTTAGTATCCACTAACTATACAGCCCTTTAGTGCTACCGCGTCAAAAGTTGGCACGCCAAATGCATTGTATATTGTGAAGGCACTAAGAGCTTGTTAGACAAGAGCCCCTTTGCATAGGCGGAGCTGTACGCATACCGCGCCTATGTGCCACTTGGCCAGAGCAGTATATCTGCTGATAGCGTACAGCATTTCATTAACTACAAATATGGAGTATGACTTATGTCTACTACAACACCGCGCTATGAGCGCATTGACATCGACCTTGATTCTGAGGTTGTTGTATTCACGCACCAAAGGCGTGTATCACTTGATACAAGCTGGAAGGATGCAGAAGTTGTGAGAACTGTTGAGGTTACTCTCAGCGAAATCCCTGAGTTGTTGCAAGATGGTGACTCTACTATTACTGCTAAGGCACATGGTGTTAGCACCGTATGCCAACAGCGTTCTAGTGGGCAGCCTGATACAACGCTTAGGCTGGCTGAGTATGAGGCCACTATTGATAACTTGAAAGCCGGTATCTGGCGCGCAGCCGCGCAGCCACGAGGCGCTCAAATATCAACAGAGGTTGTGCAAGCATTGGCTAACGTACAAGGTATCACCGTACTGCAAGCTAACGCAGCACTTCAGCAAATGGATTCAGAAGCCCGTAAAACGGTACGAGAATCCCAAGCTATTGTGACCGAGGTAGCACGCATTAAAGCGGAGGCGGCCTTAGCACCTATAAGTGCTGAGGAAGTTAACGCAATGATGGCGAAGCTGACAGATACACCACAAGAGTAGTTAGTTACTTAAAACCCGCCACAAGGATGTGGCACCTATTAGGATATAAGTTATGATTAGAATCGATTTTAAAGCAGCAATGCAAATGGGTTGCCGCTTCAAAGACTCTAACGGCGAAGAAACTATTTATATAGAAGATATCGCCTACATTAAGTTACCTACGGAGCATACCGGGGATTCTATTACGGTAGATTTTGCTCGAGCACTTGAGCAAGCTCTAATGGCTATGCCTATTGAAATAAGCGAGAAATTGCATATGGATATAGAGGAAGGCTGTATCGAGGTGTTTAATTATGCCTATATAAAGGATATGATATTCCCCCGCGAGTAGCTACTACCCCCGCACCAACTGCACCTGGCCTTACGGCTGGGTGTATTTTTCTCCCACCCCCGACATATAACTAAGACACACCAGACTTTCATTTCGCGGCCATTGGCCTGAACAGCCGTGTCCCTAAATAATATTACTAAACAGATACTTACAACCTCCTGTCCCCTGGTACCTGCACCAAGCCCCCAACCCACATGATATAACTGCGACCTATTTGACTTTCGTGTTATCCCGCCAAAATATAAGAGTTTACGTATCTTCCCCATAGTTGCCTATAGTTGCCCACATATGCCCACATTATCCCAGACGCTCTATAACTGGGTCTACCCCCCTTTACCCCTATACCCCCCATATATGTATATATAGATTTTTTTTTTTTTTTTTTTCTAAATAGGTAGACGGGTAGGGTATATATAAAACCCCCCCACCCCAGTTACAGCACGTCTGGTAGAATGTGGGGAAATGTAGGCAACTTTGGGCAAGATAGGGTAACTCAAGTTAAGACTGGTAAACTAACACTTGCAACGTCTACCTACCCCGCTTACAATACCCACCTATTAACACCAACCTCGAGGACATACCTATGCAAGACACAACTATACGCCACGAAAACATTAAAGTCGCTATGCGCGGCCTAAACAAAGACATGAAACACAAACTTCATCTACAAGAAAACATGCTCAAGAATGATTGGCGGGACATCTCTATACACTATCTACTCTTCCGCCTCAAAGATGAACTTGCCGAGCTTGAATCTGCTCTTATCAATCAAGACATGGCCGGTGCTAAACTTGAATGCGCCGACATCGCCAACTTCACCATGATGATTCATGATAAACTCTGTATCTTAAGAGGGGAGTAACAAGACTTATGCCAACGCCCACACTCCCTAACACTTATCCACCTAAATTCAGACGCATACTTGAACGCGTCCCTTTTTTGGATGAACCCTTAGTGATTCAGTACAAAACAATCAAAGCCCTGCGACATGACCGTAGCTACTTCTATGGTTACCGCCGTTCCATACAGCGCCGATACGACTCACTGCTCACCCGCAGCACAAAGTCATCCCTAGTACAACAAGAACTACTAGACCTCTCGCACCTCCTGGACTTAATACCTCAAGTCCAACTCTCGGCAGCAGAGCATCTCTTAACACTAACATTTCTCAATCCACAGACAAACAAAGAGGAAGATCCACTGGCGGCTGCACTTGATGAAACTCCAGTCACTAACCGCCCCATCGATATACTTGCTGATACAGTTATTGAAGAAACAATCCCCGAGGCGGCTATGCTTGTACCAAGCGATGTAGTTGGCAACCTCCCTTCTACTGCTGAACTCTTGGGAATTGAATCAACAGAGATACAGGAACAAGAAGATATCGAGGCGGAGCATATCCCTAAAGATGATAGCCCCGCTGCGGTTGCCTCCCTAGCCGATTTACCTATTGAAGAACAGAGTGAAGAAGAAATCAAGAGAAAACGCATAGCCAGCCTCCGGACTGGTTACGATAACTTAATCAATAAACCAACAAGGTCAGCAACACAGGAGAAGACGCTGGCAAACATAACATCTCAACTAATGGAGCTAGATGATACTTTCATCACTCCTGAAACCCAAACGGACTTAGATGCTATCGAGTCCAAATCACAGGAATTTAAGATATGAGTGAAGACATCATTGAAAAAATAGAATCCCTTTTAGCTGAGTTATACTATGCACAAGGGTTATTAGAAGATGGCTTATTTGATGAAGCCAATGACCAACTAGAATCACAAAGTGGGGAGCTTGAAGCCATCCGAAAATTAATTCAGGATAAGTTGAATTAAAGCTTGTATCGTCTACTACCCTAAAGTACTATAATAACCCACTGGCAAAATTGCCTTTTATCAAACGTAGTACCAATTTTAAACAATGTCCGAGGAGGACTTATAAAATGAAAATGCAATATATCATGGGCGCAGAAAGCGTCACCGTAAATGTTATCTCTCAACTTGAAACTGAAGATGGCGGCACTGAAGACAAAGTAGTTAAAAGTCGTGAGTTCCTAACATCTGAAGTTCCTGCCACCCTAGCAGATGGTGAGAAACAAAAGTCCTTAGTTGTTTACGGGCTGACAAAATTGCTACAAGATCGTACCTCACAGAAAACTGACCCAGAAGAAAAGTTTGCATCTATGCAAGAATACTTTGATTCTTTCTTCAGCAAGGGTCTTTGGAAATCACCATCAGAAGGTGGCTCACGTAAAGCTGCTGTTGATCCTTTCTTCGCTCAAGCTGTCGCAGAGTTGAAAGACTGGAGCATTGCACAAGCTACTGGTGTTATCCAGGCTTTGGACAAAGACAAGCGTGCCGCTCTTCGTAATGCCGATTCGGTTAGCGCCAAAATCAGTGAGTTGCGTAGTGAAGCTGCTGATGTTGATGTTGAAGGTCTTATGGCTGACTTGGTTGGTGATTCAGCTGAAGGCTAATCCCGCTTCTGTAGTATCTGGCCTGCCCCATTACGGGGCGGGTCTTTTTTTAACCTAAATTAGACTTTACGTAAACACTATTTTAATGTTTACGTAAGATCTAAGACAGAAGAGGAGAAATATCATGAAATTTTGAGACCAAACTAATCTCCCTCATGGAGTGCCTAGCTGCGATGCTGGGCTTTGTCAGTGTAGTACGTAGGATATTAATATTAATAGAACCAACTGGAGAGTAGTATGAAACATTTTGTAACCTTTGGCTCCGACCATAAAGACAAACATGGTGAGAGTCTTGCTGAAAAATATCTTCCAATGGAGGGCGAAACTTACGGACAAATACGTGAGAAAATCTTTGCTGTACGTGGAGATAAGTTTTGCACGGATTACCATTGGGGCGAGGTCGCTCAATTTCGCCAAAAGTATCGTATGACTGAAGTATCTTTAGAGGATGCTATCATTACCGATATTACTGTTGAGGAGTTTAATGAAAAATATGCTCCAACAGTAGGCGATGAGAATGTTCCTGGAATGCTTAACGCTAACAATATCTTTAAGAATCAGTGTGCTATTTGTAATCACATATTGACTGAGTTAAAGAATTGTCCTAATAAAGATTGCCCTAAGTATGTATCTGAAGAAGAACCCATTGATGGCGAGTGTGAAGATGTCACTCATGTTGATGAAGTCCTTGCTGAAAATGCAAACGATGCAACTGCGGGAAACGACAACTCACAGGCCTCCCCATCCTCGATGGAGAATGGTGGTGGTGATGTGAATATAGATGACCTGGCTGAAGCCACTGGTCTTAACCCAAATGGAGCTGGTAACGGCGACATCAATATATAAGGAGACATTATGTCTAATGATGCAACAGTAGATGGGCAAGTAGTAGACCCAGGGTTCGTTCCCTACGTGCGTAAGCGTAGCGGCATCGGCCCGAAGACTGCAGGAGCTAGGCGTATGCAAAACCCTGATAGGGCTGCAATACGACTAGAGAAAGTAGAGATTGGTATGATGAAATACAATGCTCTTTTCTCTCGTTTGGGTGTCTTTGTTACACCTTAAGCGATTGGCTAGCGGCGGGTATGCTCTCCCTGCGGGGTCGGCTGCGCTGATACGAAATGAGTAAGCAAGTCAAGGGCTGCCGAAGGCAGAGCGTAGCGAACCCTTTACTTAGCGACACGAATGAGTACAGTCAGCTTTAGCCCCCAAAGGGGACATACCCAATGCAATTTATATCTCAATGTTTTTTTTAAGATATGTGAGAAAGGTATTGAGATATGAATTTACTTGGCGTATAATGGTATTGATGGTTGAGTGATTTCAAGATTTACTGCTTAGCCAAATCCTTGTCACCGTGACGAGGGTAACTAACCGAGGCAACGCGCCTCATAAGGATAAAAAATGAAAAAATATTTAGATGATAGTATACCTGTCCCCGCGCTACTTATAAACGGCATGTTTTATCGTGCTGTCCTTAAGTCAGATGAACTTACTGGTTTAAAGTGGTATGAATTAGAATCCGCTGGTGCTAGTAATGATGTTTCTGAAAAAGCTGCGTGGTTTGCAGTAGATATTATACACTGTGCTGATACTTGGGGCAGGTTACCGTGGAGCGAACAAGACGCCCCTAGTGTTTATGCCGATGTTAAAGAAGCCTGTGTCTTTTTTGATAAACTTAATAATAATAAAGATTTAGTTAACACATGGATAAGGGGATTATAAAGATGAATTATAGTAATCAAATGGCCTTTCTATTCGTAGACCCGCTTCTTATTGAGGCGGTCTCTATATGGAAAGACATACCTGAGTGGAAAGCAGCAGATACTCTTTATACGCTGGACAAAGAGCAACTAGACTGGCTTACCTGTCACCATCCTGAAATCAGAGTTATCTATTGTGTCCTTAGAGGACGCCGTGTAGCTCCTATGTCATTAGAGGAGATATTAGCATGAGTGTAGACGCGTTGATGCTTTCCCTTCTTACGGAGGATGAACTTAAGGCTTATCAAGCTAAACTAGATAAGAAAACTAAAACCAAATCTCCAGGTACTGGAGTATATCAAAAGAGGCATACGCCTTATAGGATTGTCCACAGCCAGTGGGAATTTAAATCTGCAACTGTTAAAGTCTTTTTCCAAGAGTGTTCAAACTGTGGATATACTAATAACTACACAAATAATCATATTCTCTTCCGTTATGAGCGGACAAAAACCTTCAAAGGGTCTATAGATGAAGAGGCTACTTTGGATGTACATGAAACGTATCGCCCGCGTAGTGGAGTTAGGTTACCTGATGATATCTACCTAGATGTAGATTATGTTACTGAAGATGTGCAACAGGTTGCGTATTGCGATAGCTGTACAGGTGATGGTGGTAAGATATCTACTAGGCATTTAATGGAGAACCTTGAGATTCCTTATGAAGAGGAAATCATTACAGCCACCACCGAGGGACAAGAGTTAGTTATAATGCATGATGAGCCGACACCAGTTATGCAGACAAAAGAACTTTTGAAATATCTTGATGAGGAGAATGAGTGATGAATATAATTGCACATAAAGGTACAATGTATATCGTTGCTCTTGTCGGGGTTGAGTGGTCTTTTCCTCAAGAGATATGGAATGATAGGGTGGATGCAGTTAACCGTTGTGTCGTTTTACAAAAGACTCTTGATGAAAGGAAGATGTCTCGTAAGAACTTTATCGAAAGACATAGTACTTATGAAATAGTCCCTGTGACTCACAAGGAGTATATTAAATGAAGACCAACACTTTGAAACAAGCCATCGATGAGTTACAGCATAGGACTACTTATGCTATAACTATGGCTGCTAACAAGGTGGATATTGTTATTTTTAACCAGAAGACTGGTGAGGATATCTATGTCTCGCCTTATGAATATAAGATAATTAACGAAGCAAATAAACTAATGGAGGGCAAATAATGCCTAATGAAAAAAGGTTACGTCAACGTTACAGCGAGTTAGGTGAAGTAGTATGTGATGAAGCTCGTGGTATCTTTGATGAGTGTGGTGCGGATGAGGATTTCTGTATCCAAGACGTGGGAGAAACCTACATTATCTTTGGTGGTACAAATCGTTTGATTTGGACTTGCCGAGGGTTTACTATCGATAAACATTTATGTACACCGAATTTTATCGATTCTTTTGAAAACTTAGTCACCATAAAGGTGCTATAACTATCCCGAGGAGGGACAACTAAAAATGAAAATTTTAACTATTGGACAAGAGTGGAAGAGATTCTGCGATAAAACAGGTCTTAAAGAAAACATGGATGAGCGTGAATATCACAATTCTCAGACTAGTTTCTATGCAGGATTCAGTTCTGCTATGGACATAATTTTTGGCGATCATTCAGATAGCTTTGTTGAAGATATCCAGGGTAATCTAGATATCTTTGCTAGTGAAATGGATGACTTTCTTGAGAATCATCGTAAGCAGGAAAAAAGGATTCGCGAGGAAAATGAGAATCTTAACGAGCTTACTGATGGGGATGAGGACATTGAGGCGTTTCTTAAGCACTTGTTTCGCGAAGCACTTAGTAATATGGGAGATAAATCATAATGAACTGGTCTCCTTTTCAAGAAGCGATATTTGATGCTGTCCAGGTGGCAGAGTTTCAAAGTATCTTAGTGAATGCTGTGGCAGGTAGTGGTAAAACGACTACTATTGTCGAGGTGGCTAATAGGATCCCCCTTACGGGGATCTTCTTGGCTTTTAACAAGGCTATTGCTGAGGAGCTGGGGCAGAAATTGCCTCCGCATTTCCCAGCTAAGACTTTCCACGCTTTAGGGATGAAAATTCTGAAAGATAGATTGGCCAGTAAGCTTAATGTGAGTGCCAGGAAAGTCAGTAACTTAATGAATGATGCCGAGGTTAATAAGGATATGGTTTATCCTGTTAGTCAACTTGTGGGTCGAGCTAAGACCTACGGGATTGGTATCTTCTGGGATATTGAGGAGGAAGAGGCGTGGTACAATTGCCTGGATGCTCTTAGCTTAGATGTGCCGAAAGGATTTAGTGAAGAGCAAGTTGTTAAAATGGCACAGACTTTTCTTCAAAAATCTAATAGTGTTTTAACTACGATTGATTTTGATGACATGCTGTATTTACCTTTGCTTTTACAGAGGAAATATGGTTGGGATCTGAAAGATTACCCTGTCATTATTATTGATGAGGCTCAAGACAATAACGGCATTCAGCTCGAATTGTTGAAGCAGCTTACGGATAAAGTTATAGGTGTTGGTGATAGAAACCAAGCCATCTATGCTTTCAGAGGTAGTGATTATACCAGTATGGATTTACTTTCTAAGGCATTTAATTGTCAGGAGTTTCCATTAGATGTGAGCTATCGTTGTCCACAAAGTGTGGTTAGAGAAGCACAGGAAATTGTGCCGCATATTAAGGCGAGAGAGGATGCGCCTGAAGGTAATGTCGGCATGATGGAATTGGAAGAGTTTCATGAAACGGATTGGGGTAGGGATACAATGATTGTATGCCGAACCAATGCTCCCCTTATGGAGGTGGCTTTCAAGAGACTGAAGAAACAACTGCCATTTACTATGCTAAGTAATGAGCCGCAGAAGTTAATCTTTTATGTGAAGAGTATTAAGGCTGGCGGCATCCAGGAGTTTAAGACGAGGCTGGAAGAGAAACATAATGCCGCGATGGAAGCTTTAGAAAAGGCGGGTCGTAAGAATAGGATGGCTATGGAGCATGACCGCTTTGATAGTATCTACTTCTTAGCAAGTCAGTGTGATAGTGTGCCGATGCTAGAGGCTTTGCTCAATAAGATATTGTATTCTAAAGGAGGTCCGGCTTTGTGCACAATACACAAAAGTAAGGGTCTTGAGCGGAAGAATGTCGTTATCTTCAGAGCGGACTTGCTGCCTGCACCGTGGGTAGTGAAGAATGATAAGCCAGAGGAGCTTCAACAAGAGGCAAATCTAGAGTATGTGGCTATCACCAGGGCACAGGATGAACTCACTTATGTTTATGGCGAAGACGACAGGAGTATATAATGACTGAAGAACTATGGTGTCTTATCAAAGAATATATCGATGCTCGTATTGATGAAAAAATATCTGATGATCATGGGAGGTCAGACTGTAGCGAAGCTGTCCGTACTATGAACTGTAATGAAGACGTTAGGTCTTTTATACATGGAGATAAGAGCGATGTTTAAATACACGATTAATGTTTACCAAATACGTGGGTATAGTGGTAGCATCAAAGCTGATATTCTAAATGCTGATGGAGAAGAGGTAGCAACTACTTGGGGAGCTGGTAACGCAGTTCATCAGTGGGTGGGTGAGACTTTGAAACATCTCCATAAGGAGCATAGAGAACATATCCCGTTTCCTGTTAAGGAAGAGACTCTTACGTAAACTCTTGACATATCTGCTCCCTGCTTATATAGTGGGAGCAGTTTATTTATTTATGAGGATATAATTATGGCAAGGCAAGCGGGTCATGCTAAACAAAAAAAGAATCTGTATTTGAGGAGAGACATATGCGAACGCTACGACTTGTTCCTCACACCAATCGGTCAAGACAGACCTCCGCACGGAGCTTGGTCAAAGCTGGTGGAGAAACTATTACGGATACACTGGAAAGAACTTCCAGAGGAACAAAAAGCTTTTATCGAGCAACAACTTTCGAGCCGCAAGGAAAAGGACACGAAGGAAGTATTGAAGCTATTGAACATGTAGATCCAAATGTATTAGCATTGGACTATAGTGGAGAGCGACCTCGGTATCAACTGTTTACTAACTACAAGACGGAGAAGTGGGATGAAAGATTTAAAAGATTCCAAAGGCATATGGATTGCTTGGCTGGTGTTAGTAGCCGTCTGGATGTTCGCTGAAGATATAATTAACCAACTATCCTGAGGAGGATAAAACAATGACGACAACTTTCGATCATGCTCAGTTAAATGATTTTCGTAGTAAAGTCTTAGCTGGCGAAGAAATAGATGAAACTGAATTGCGAGGTGCTATTGAGTATCTTGCTAACCTTAGAGCTGGGATTGCAAGTACTGCTGCTCCTAAAAGTAAAAGTACGAAGGCTCCGGCTAAGACAAAAGCTAAGGCTGCGAAGGATGCAGAGAATATGCTTGGGGATTTGTTAGGGTGAGCTTTGCGGATGAAGCTCTCGAAGCAGTAGAGGATATGGAGGCAAACCCTACTGTCGAGCTTATACCGATTGCCGATTTAACGATGCCAGAAGTGGTAGACAATACCCAACTTAGTGACTACGCCAAGTGTCCAAAGATGTTTTACTGGGCACGTCTGCAAGGACTACAACCTGGCGCTCAGTCTATTCACTTACATGCTGGTAAAGCTTTCGCTAAAGCGATGGAAGATTTTCGTGTCTGTTACTTTGGTGAGGGTGGTACATTTGACGACGCTGTAGCTGCTGGTCTTTATGCTATTATTAGGGCATATGGAGAACCAACTGAAGCTGAGTCTGATGAGTACTGGATAGCTAGTGCTAAGTCATGGGAGGGTATGGCTTGTGCTTACATCCATACTGTTCATAACTGGGATCCACGACACGATGCGTTGAAGCCTGTCACTGATGACAAAGGCAAGCCGACTGTTGAATGTTCATTTGCGATTCCCTTAGATGTAAATAACCCGAGTACTGGTTTACCCTATCTGTTTCATGGTCGTTACGACCTGTTAGCGAGTTATGGCGGCTCTCTCTTTGTCGAGGATGATAAGACAGCTAGTCAATTGGGAGCGAGCTGGTCAGGGCAATGGGATTTAAGGAGTCAGTTCACTGGATACTGTAAGGGTGCTAAGGCATTTGGTGTCGGTGTAGCTGGTGCTATCATACGAGGGACTGCTATCCTTAAGACTAAGATCACCCATGCTGAAGCTATAGTATATCGGCCTGACTTTCTTATCGAGAGATGGGAGCATGATGTACACCATATCCTTTTGAATATGAATCAAAGTTTCGAGCAACAGTTTTGGCCGACACTTGGGACATTTAATGAAGGGTGCAATGCCTATGGGGGATGTGACTATAAGCAGTTATGTAGTAGTGAGAATCCTGAAGCATGGCTGTCGAATTATCATAGGAACTTTTGGGATCCGACTAACCCTGACGGGGAGGAGGTGAAGAATGATTAAGAATCAAGCCCTCCTTAAAGTGGGGGATAAAGTTTGTTACCAACCAGCCCATCTAAAAGCTAAAGGGGAGTATGAAAATGGCCGAGTTAAAGAGATACCAGACCATACTTTTGATTATGTTCGAGTTGTCTATAATTGCAATGGCGATTGGAATAACTTTCATAACTATACTTCAGCTCTCACAGACTTAACTGACTTAGACATGGGTTGGCAACATGGGGAGATTAGTGATGACCATTAATGGCAAGTGTACTGTTAAGGATTTGTGTCATGAGGAGCTGCATATCTTTGTGCAGAATCAATTGGTGCAGATGGAACTGGATAGGGAGAAAGGAGATTGGGAAGCGTACCGCTATGAGGAAAAGCTAATGATGACTGTTGTGTTAGCTCACGTGGCCTATGCTCGGACTCCTTTGGAAGCTAGCTATGCTCATGTAGCTACGCTTCGAGTGATGGAGGGGCTAGAGATTTTGGCTGGCTTACCACATCCTGAGGGGTAAGAAGCGACCCGTAACATACCATATCCATCGGGAGCGATTTGTTGCCAATGGGTATCGGTATGACGAGAAGCGGGAGACTCAGAATCGGTATCTGTGTAGCAGCAGATATTTTTGTTCCAAGTGTGGAGAGATATGGGCTACAGAAGATGTGGCCTTTGGTAAATTCTATAAGGTGGTTCACAAGAATTGTTCTAGATGTAGTGCCAAAGTATCTAGTGGCAGTATCCTTATTGATATATTTGGCGACCTAAACCGAGAGAGATGGGAGGGTGCTCCCTTTGATCTTTTAATATTTGAATTTCTATTATTGATGGAGAAAAAAGATGCAAGAGAATCAACTTGATGAAATGAAGGCGGCGAAGCCTATATCCGCTGAAGAACAAATGAAGGCGGCTATAGATGCGCTTACTGTTGTGACTGATAATGATGTGAGTGTAGCTATGCGGTCTAATGTAGTGCGTAGTCACATGGAACGTACAGGTAATATCCTTATGAGTAAAGCTTTCCATATGGTTGAAAAGTTTGACGACCTTATTACGCCGATAGTGTTGTTAGATTTATCAGAACTAGGTGACGATTCACGATGGCTTTTATTTGATACAGCTTATACACGAAAGAGTACTGAGCTTATGGGTATCGCTATTGCTTGTATCGAAAATGCTAAGGCTTGTAAGATACAGATAGCTTTGGAGAATCAACAGGCTAAACTTTAGATAGGCTAAACAGTTCTTGAACTGTCTATTTAGGTTTGGTAAAATATATTTTCACAAATTGGCGTAGACTCTAAATCAGGGTTTACGCCTAACAAGAGGATAGAATATGTCGGATACAGAAATTCCCTTTTATAAAAAGGATATAGAGAATGTCGATCCATTGGTTCCTGGATTTAAAACTTTTTTACTCGGCACTCCTGGAGGCGGTAAAACCAAATCCTTAGAAAGTTTAATTGATTGTGGTCTCGAAGTGTTTTGTATCTTCACAGAACCAATGGATACAATCAGTATGGAAATACGGAATCACCCAAGATTCCATTATGTATATATAGCACCATCCGCTCCTGGATTTGATGCTTTGATTAAGAATGCTAAAGACATCAATACGATGAACCAAAAAATGTTATCCCAATTAACAGGCATTGAGAAGAATAAGTATGGACAATTTATTAAATTGCTTGAAGCGATGTCGAATTTCACTGACCAACATGGTGAATGTTTTGGAGGTGCGGATAGCTTTGGTACTAATTCTGTATTGGTTGTTGATTCTTTATCTGGAATGAACGTAATGGCAATGGATCTTGTGGTAGGATCAAAGCCGTGTAAGTCACAAGCCGATTGGGGCATAGCTATGGACAACTTAGGTCGTCTTATTAATCAGCTAACCTCCCTCCGTTGTCATTTCGTTCTCACCGGACACCTATCTTTGGACAAGGATGAACTAACTGGTCGCATGATGCAAGGAGCGGCTACGCTAGGGAAGAAACTTGCTCCCGACTTACCGAGGTTCTTTAGTGATGTTGTCAAAGCTTATAGAGTTGGCGATGAATTCTATTGGGCTACTAAAGATCCTATGGTTGATTTAAAATTTCGTCTCTTACCTAATGCAGATAAGATGACTCCAGGTTTCGTTCCTGTATTTGAGGAATGGAAAACTCGTGCCGCCCTAAGTGAGGATAAATAATTAGGGGCATCCTAATACCGATTGGTTTCCGATTGGACTTAAAATTAAAATCTTAAATAAGAGGACAGTAACATGTCAGATAGTAACTTTGACCCAGCAGCGTTTTTAAATATGGAAGTAGATGCAGCCCTTGAGACTGAATTTACCCCTATCCCTGAAGGCGAATATCCTGCACAAATTGCGGACATCAAGCCGCGTACAGTTAACACTAAAAATGGCGAGCGTGTCATCGTAGGTGTGAGCTGGCTTATCACTGACCCATCAGTTGCGGAAGCTACTGGTATAGATGCTCCAAGAGTTAAGCAAGACATTTGGATC